CCCTAGCCCCTGCCCTAGCCCCTGCTAGCCCCCCAAACAACCCCCAGCAAGCTAGGGGGGTGGCTTGGCCCTTAGCTGGCGACCGTGGCGGGGCTATTTTGGCCGGTAGTGAACTGGCGTGGGGCTTGCCGTGCCTGCCTTTGGCTGGGCTGGGGGCTGGTGGGGGCTGGCCTAACCGTGGCCCCGGTGCAGGGGCATTCCGCCCCGGTGTGGCGCTGCTAGTGGCGGAGCGCCCACATGCCGCGCTGAGCGGATCACGCTTGCACCGCTTGCCGTACGTGACATTCCGTGAAAACAGTTGTGCGTATTGGCTGGCTCAACAATTGGAGGATGCTGGTATAGAAGAGAACGAACTGTATTGGATCAATGGATACGACGCGCACGGCGTTGCGACAGACGCATCATTCATCTACGATCTACAGCCGCGCGTCGTCGTAACGTTGGGCAAGCTGGCGGAACGCTGGTGCGCAGACAACAGCATACGTAGTGTCGCCGCCGCCAACCCGCAGTCATGGATGAAGTTTCATAAGGGAACAGCTTTTCCGTTGACTGCATTGAAGTAATCACCACCTACTTGTGGGATGAAAGGAAGCTACGGATGAAAGTCTCATACAGAGATAGTGTACGCACCAGCCGCTATCCAAAATCAGAAGGTACCCTACGCCCGTATCGCTTGTGGAATGCTCAGCGCAAGCAAGCTCTGCGCTGGCGCTACTACAGCGACGCGAAGCGAGCCCACATGGGCGCGTTGATAGAAGCCCGCTGGGCCAAGGTCGGCATTACGATCGAGGTCTACGATGCTCGGGGCTCGACCAAGCTGCTCGGGCAGTACACCCGTCGCGTCAATGCAGTCACCTTCTTGGGAGAGTAAGCATGGCCACCAGAAAGAACGCTAAGTGGAAGCCCGGACAACTGGAGAAGTTCCGCGCCTCAATGGCGAAGAGAAGGAAGGCGGCCAATAATGGGGTGCAGTCGATCCCGCTGGAGGCGATACCAGATCGCACTCCTGTACGCGCGTCTTCACCCCAGCTCCAATCACGAACGGATCGCTTGCGGCTGGCAGCGGCGGTCACTCAACTCCTGCTGTCAATCCTTAACGATCGCACTTAGGAGATCAGCCATGAAACGCGAATGGACATTCAACGTCGACAAGGCGAAGTCATGGGGACCGGGCGCTTGGGCCGACGAGCCGGACAAGGTGCTGTGGACCGACGAGGTGACTGGGCTGTTCTGCATGGTCAGGCGCAACATGCAACTCGGGCAATGGTGCGGCTATGTCGCCGTTCCTGAGGGGCACCAGGACTTTGGCAAGGGTTACGAAGATGCGCCGTACGATTGCCACGGCGGACTGACTTACGCCGACCGGTGCTTTGGCGATCCGGAGGGTAGTGGTATCTGCCATCCGAAGAATGATGGCGAGCCGGAGGTATGGTGGTTCGGCTTCGACTGCGGGCACTCCTACGACCTTTCGCCGGGGCTCCAACTACCGGGTTTGTCGATACTGCCTGGAGAGCGGTACCGCGACCTCGCCTATGTGCAACGTGAAGTGACCGAGCTCGCGGCGCAGATAAAGGAGCGGGCATGACACGCGAGATCAAGAACGCCCGCATCCAAAGCACGATGCTCGGCTACGAAGACCACGGCATCCTAACGTGCTTCCTCTATCTCGAGTATGGCGGTAGCGGGCAAGGCTTCGGCGGGTACGCGCTGGATGCCTATGTCAAAGAAGCAAAGGAGCGCATCGCTGGTGCTTATGGGCTGCGCTTCATCACTTCGGTCTTGAAGGTAGTCGGTGTCACGCAGTGGGAGGACCTACCGGGTAAGCACATTCGCGCCGACAGCGATCACACGAAGGTGTACCGCATCGGCAACCTGCTGCGCGATGAGTGGTTCGATCCCGCTACATTGAAGGAGACCCCGTGACCACCATTGACAAACAGTTAGACAAAGCCGAAGCGTTCCAAGCGGAGTTCAAGGTGCTCGTGCGGAAGTACGTGCCCGCAACGACTAAGGAAGAAGACATCGATCTGCTGATGCTGTTGCAAGAACGAACCTCGGTGTTCAACCCCTACGTCTGGAGCGATGACTAATGATAACGATATGGAAGTTACCGCTATCTATTTCGAAACGGAACATCGTCATGGTCCCGCGTAACTCGCAACCGCTGACCGTGCAGATACAGAATGGCGTTCCGTGCCTGTGGGTCACGTGCGACGACGCCAACGCCCCCGAGCCGCGTACCATAACCTGCGTCGGCACCGGGCACCCCATGCCGCTGACAGGGGTGCACGCGTACATTGGCACAACGCAGTCCGGGCGTTTCGTGTGGCATTGGTTCTTAGAGGAGCGCGCCTGATGACTACCATCATTGAATTACGCGAACTGGAAGAACGCCTCGCGATGGCTGAACTGGCGCTGCGAGATGGTGAGGCGTTCCTTCTGGAAGTCAAGACCCAAGCGCTGGCCCGCGCCGAGCGCGCAGAGGCCGAGCGCGACAAACTCCGTGCGCTGCTGTTGTCCATAGTCAATGCAATCGGGCTACCGGCGCGAGGACGTGCGATTGCCGCAGCGGCGGATGCCATGAAGGACGCGCCATGACACGGTACGACTTCTATTTGCTCTTGGGCAACATCTGGTGCGTCGGCATCATGTCTGCGCACGGCACGGTAGGACGAATATCGGCTACCGTCGTGGCCATCGCGTGGTTCACGCTTTCGTTCTTGGCTGCCAAGGATCGCGCATGACCGACGACCTGATCGCGCGGCTGCGCGCGGACGAGAGCGATAGCTGGCAACTGTGCCGCGAGGCTGCCGATGCAATTGACTTTCTGGAAGTTGAGCGTGCCGCAGAAGTTGCCGCGCTGGAGTCTGTACTCGCGGATGCGCTGCGGTTCCGCGCCATCGAGGAGTTCGACATTTTGCAGTGGTTGCCGAAGGAGTGGAACGGTTGCAGCTTCGCGCGTTGGGACGGCATGTGGCAGTCCGACGAGCGCGACTTGCGCAAGGCAATCGACACGATTGTTGCGGAGCAGGCCGCCCGCGCGGCGCAGGGGGAGGGGTGATGGAAACGTGGAACAGAATCTGCATCGAGGATCACGTCGTCGAGGCTGAGAACGGCGACCGCTGCGAAGTGAAGCGTGGCAGCGAGTACCTGACTACGCGGGAGCGCGACGGAACTGTCGGCGTGTTCACCGGCGGTTGGTGGAACGTGCGTATGCCGGCGGCCATCTTCGCGGGCGAGCGGCGGTTCACGGAGGGGTGATGCTCAAGGTCAATGGTGGTGAGTACCTTGCCCTCACAGCTCGGCTCGCGGAAGCAGAGGCGCTGCTGCAGGAGGTGTTGGATGCTGGCATCGAAGAACTCTGGATGACAACGCCAGACGGTGATACCTACGACGCGAACGCTGCGCTACGCGAGCGCATCAACGCCGCACTGAAACACCCATGAATAACCGAGTCGTTGGCGAAATAAAAAACGCGCGCATAATTGTGGGGTACGCTTTCGACCACGGTCTGTGTCCGCACAATTGCGAGCACCTGCTCATCACACCCGGCGCGGAACCCCTAACCTACTGCGAGCTTCTTTTCAGAAGCAAAACACCTGCACTGAATGACTGCCCCGCAAGCGACGAAGCTCATAGCCTTATCAAAGAGCGAACCTATGACAACAGATGATCACCTGATAGAGCGTCTGGATCACATATACGCTCTTCTTCAGTTGGTAGCGCAGCAGTACAAGAATCTAGAAGCTGAGCGCGACAACATGCGTGCGCTGTTAGACGCTAAAGGTTCTTTGGCGAAAGAGTTTTTGCGGCTTTCTGCGGAGAACGACAAGCTGCGGAAGATGATGCGATCAATCGTAATGACCGCATCCGAAGCTGCCTACGCTGAGCGATGAAAGAATGCGCGGACATGAATCCCCCGCGCATGTTAGGGGGCTAGATTCGGCCCCGTGTTGTCACTGGAAGGAGCTTCACATGATGAGCAAGCTGATGATAGTCGCACTGCCAATGATCCCCTTCGTTATCAACGAGTGGGTGAATTGGATCCTCCGTTGGTGGTCCTGATGCGCTCGCCTGCGTGGGTGTTGCAATTGCAGCGCACGGCGCGCGCATGGGGATACCGCGACTTCTCGTGGGTGGAAACACCCGATGAGTACGCCGAAGCAGTGGCGGACCACATCGCGCGCGTAGAAGTGCGCGCAGCCTGCGGAACGTAGCGACAAGGCAGGGGGGCTTCGGCCCCCTTGTCAACTAAAAAGGAGCAAGAATGCTTGCCGACCTGCCGTGCCCGTTCTGCGGTAGCCGCCGACATGAACAGCGGATGGCGGCTGACACGTAAGCCATCGGCGGCGAAGTGCCGATCCGCGCCTGCGAGTGCGGCGAGCAGTGGGAGGACGCCGCCACGTTCCGCGCACGGTCGGATGCTTTAGCCGAGCGCATCCGCCGCGAGATGCAGGAACAAGACAATCCGTTTGATGTATCAAAAGGTCGAGATCGTCAGTAGCGCGTTGCACGTTTCGGCGTGGCACGAGGGAGTCCCGTCGAATTGCGTATTGCGCAGGTTGAAGTAGTATGTCCCTCCCGGCTTAAGCGTACCGAGAGACCACGAGATGTCGCCAGTCTGCCCGCCACCCCACGCCATCGGGTACTTGACCCCACTCGGATCGGTCGGGAACGAGGCAGGCGTCCAGCCCCGGAAGTCGCACGGATACGGCGACATGGTTCCAAGCCTGAAAGTTGGAGCGCCGTCGTACTCCACCCACGACCACCGCCCCGCCTTCGTAACAGCGGGCACGATCAAGCGACCGACGACAACCGTGTCCGGGCGCATCACCGCTAGCACGTTGCCGCCCCACGGCAGATCTACATGGGCTACGTCGCCATACTGCCCGCACAGGTTAGCAGGGGGCACCACAGGGGGCGCAGCCTGCCAGCTTACTGTGACGCTCCCTGACCCGCCTGCGCTGCCTGTAGCGGTGTAGGTGCATATGCGGGCAACCGGTTCGACTACGTTGGCGCTTGCCCCACCAGTCGGCGTTGTGCAGTCGCGCGACGCCTGCCACGTGACTGATGCGGCTGGCGGTGTGCAGGCGGCCGTCAACGTGAGCATGGTGCCAGCCGCAGGATTCGCCGGGCTCGCCTGCGCCGTGCACGTCTGCCCCTGCTGCGCACAGTTGATCTGGTAATTAGGACCGCCCGTCATCGTGAGCGTAGCGCAGCCCGGCAGGTCGATCGTCACGGTCGCCGCGTTCACGTTGGTCGCAGCCAAGACGAACGCAGCGATAACGAAACGGCGCATTGCTATTCCCCCATCATCGCTTTGATAATCGTCAGCGGTCCGGTGTAGGCAGCGGGGTCGTGCTTGTTCCGCCACGCTTCGCCCCACGAGCGGAAGGCGTTGATCTCCGCGGTCGTGCCACCGATCGCTCCAGCCCAGCGCAGATCCTGTCCGGTCTTGTCCTTGTACGGACCCATCATGTTAGCGAAGTAAGCGGCGTCTGCTTCTTCTAGCCCCGCCAGCGACACGTTGCCGTTGTGGTTCTGCGACTGATAGGCGGCATCGCCTTCGGTCAGGTTCTTCTCGCGCAACTGCGTCGCTTCGTTGTCCGGCATGTTGTGCATGCCGACCATGCGGTCGATGACCGCGCGTTGGTCATCCGGCATCGCGCCTTGCCTGTACTGTGCCGCCGCCTCAACATCGGCCTTCGTCGCGACGGGACCGGATACGCGCACCAGCAGTTCAGCTATCATTGCGCGCAATTCTTTGTATTGCTTGTCAGACATCATGACCTCTCCTTTTACTTCACGAGGAAGGCGAAGCCAGAAATGGCCCAACCTATTGATGTAACGACGAGCGCGATGCCTACTTCGCGCGGATGAGCGGCAACTTTCGCCGCAAGCTTGTCGAGAAACTTCTTCATTGTTGATGTCCTGAATACGTAACCGTTGGATACCACGGGAATGTCGGTTGTGGGTACTGAGGCGCAAGCGGCGCAAGCGGCTGCGGCACGTATACCGGACGCGACTCCAATATCGCGATGCGCGCTTCCAACTGCGCGATGAGCTCTTCCAGTTGAGTGATGCGTTCCATGGCTGTCATTTCTTTCACTCCTCGCACGCCCGGATGAGAGACTCGAGCCGATCCGCGTGGGCGATCAGTCGCAGTCGGTCGACCAGCAAGGCGCGAGCACGCTGGAACGGATTGGCATCGGTCGCCCATGCCGCGTCCGCCATGAGCTCCGGCCGCACCGGCACGTCGGCGGCACGTACGCAGGGCACCGGCACCGGCACGTCGACCGCCGCGCCCGTCCACGGCACCGAGCCACAGCCAGCGATCAGAGCGGCTGCTGCAATAGACGGCAAGCGCTTGCGCATGCGTCCTCCGGGATCGCGGGTTGAGCGGCGAGCAGCGACTGCACCTTCGACGCCAGCACGGCCACACCCTCCTCGGCTTTCTTGCGTGCCGCCTCGGAGTCGGCGAGGCGCTTCTTGGACGCAGCCTTGAGTGCGGCGACGGCGGCATTCTGCGTCGCGACCTTCTCCTGCGCGTCGTGCAGCTTCGACTCTAACTCGGCCGCCTGTTCAATCCAGCCTTGCACTTCTGCTGTGCCGATCTTCATGCCCGCGACGAAGCCACCGCCTGCGGCGGCTACTGCAATGACTCCGGCGATGATGAGTTGGATCACCTGATCGCGCCCTTGACTTCAACCGGTTCCTCGAGCGCAACGTGGAGCGGCTTCTCCGGAGTGCCTCGCTCCTCCTCTTGCTGCGGCGGCGGCGCTGGTTCGCGGATCGCCGCGACCTTGGTCGTCGTCGTGGTCGTGCTGCTCGTGCCCGGCCGATCCTTATCGCCCATGCGGAACGCACCGACCGCGCCGACGGCAACACCGAAGCCGGTGCACACACTGCCGACACCGATGCCTAGATCCTGCACCAAGAAGCGGTGCTCAGGATCTAAGAACATCGCGACCATCGTGAAGATGCACATGAACGGGATCGCAGTAATGACGACCGCCATGATCCAGAACAGCGCAAGGTAGCCGGGGTCCACCGTTTGATCGGTCGGGTGGATCGCTGCGCGGAATACGCTTGTGGTCATGTCACCCTCAGTTCAGCCTTCGCGGCCTTCCAGCGCCGCACGCGATCGGCCTGCCCGTTGAGCCCGCCATTGATGCGTCGCGTGATCGTTTCGAAGTCGCCGACATCGGCCAGAGCGTTGAGGCTGCGTGTGTGCCAGTACCATCCCGCGACCCATGCGGCGAGGTCAGGACGCTCGAGCAATTGCGGCGCCGTCAGTAGCCGCTCATCATTGAAGCGTGCGAACGATGCCTGCCGATAGTTCGACCGCCCGGTCAGTTGAATCAGCCCGCGCCCAGCAAAGCGTTCCCCGTCGCCGGGCTCCGTGTTGCCGAGATCAAGGCGCCCTTCATAGGCTGCGCCGCTGGCGATCTCTCGCACGTAGCGAAAGCCGCCCGACTCATGCGCCACCTGCGCGAGGAACGCCGCTAGGCGCTGCGGCGTAGAGATGCCGAACTGTCCGCACGTCGCGTTGAGCGGACCGAGGAAGCGCTCCAGCGTTTCATCCTCTGCGCTGCTTACGGCTCGCATCAGTTCGATGTCGACCCAGCCCTCGGTCGCGCCCGCCCCGCCGAAGCCGGGCGGCTCCGGCTTCTTGGCGAACAGCGACTTGAACCAGTCGATCATCCGCGCAGCCGGTAGCCGGTCAGGCCGAACAGTTGCAGCACGAGGATCAACAGGATGACGACAAAGACGACCGACAGGATTGTCTTGCCCGGCGCAGGCATCGGCACGAAGGTCGTGACCAGATACCAGACTAGACCTAGCACGGCGACGGCGATGACGAATTCAAGCAGTCCCATGACTATCTCCTTATCAGGGCAGGTTGCCCTAGTTCGCGTTGCACCCGTGCGAGGTCGCGCCGGTAACGCTCGAGGAGCGCCTTGTCCACCGCATCGCATTGCCGGGGATAGGCGCGACACTTTACTTCGATCTTCAGGATCTCGGCGTCAAGCATCTGCGCCTTCTCGGTCAGGATGCGGCGCTCGATACCGCTCTGATACTGATTAAACTGTGCTGCCGTGACAAACTCGGCATACAGCCAGATGTAGGCAGTGATTAGAACTGCGCACATGCCCAGCGCCGCACTCAGCGGAACCTTTTGATTGTTCAACCATGCGCGTAGATCAGCTATCATCGACCGCCGCTCCCGACTCCGACTTGATTCTCCAACACGCGCACGCGGGACGACAGGTCTATCAGCGTGTCGCGGTAGCCTGATACTATAACGCTTGCTAGAGCTAAGATCGCACCCACTAGAATCGTTGCCGCGTACCATGCGCCGCGCACGTTGGCGACCGCTTTCTCGTGCTTCATGGCGGAGATGTTGAACATCTTTACTTCCTCGACGATGTGCTCGTCGAATGCTGCGGTGTGTTTGATGAAATCATCCTTATGATGTTCGAATGCCACGGCTATACGCTGCGTCGCTTGCGTGTTCGCGTCCAGTGCTGTGTCGAAACTGACTAATAGCAGCAGCGTCGCCTGCTGCACCGGATCAGCAGTCTTGGCAATGAGCGATTCTATACGTTCATGAACGCTGCTACGCCTAGGTGGTGGCATGTCGTCGTATCTCATCGTTTACGACCAACCGTAGCAAAGCTCCATAGTACATCGCGTTGCCACTCATTATGTACGACATCAAAGCCAGCCAGAATAAGCAACCGTGCAACTTCGGACGGCGTCGGCTGCCAGTGGTGAAACGTTCGCGATTCTACGCACGTTTGCGGATCCCACGAGATGTGCTCTGGGAACGGCATGTACAGGAAATGAATACCGCCCGGCTTCAGCACACGATGCGCTTCGCATATCGCACCTTCAGGGTCGTCGACGTGCTCGATACAATGACTGCTGAACACGTAGTCAAGTGAACCATCACTGAATGGCAGAGCGAGCGCGTGCCCGGTGCCGGGTATTGACGAATCAACAGCGACAGCACCGGGCAGCATGATGCCAGCATCGGCGCCAAAGAAAGCTGGCCCCACGTCGCAACCCTGCCCCTTGCACCAGTGCGCTGCGAAGCGCCAGATGTAGCGCAGGCCCGTACCCATGCGAAGCAACTCCGGCGGCTCGCCAACGACATCGTCGTACGTGCGCAACCGTAGCCGATAGTCATGGTCTATGAAGAAGTGCTTCACGCCTGTTCCCTACGGCGCAGCGCAAACGACAGGATGTCCTCGCGTCCTAGCTGCGTTTCTTCATCGCTTACTTTGACAACCTCAAAACCGTGCGCCGACATGAAGGCATCGAAACCGTGTTCAGTCCAATACCAAAAGTGTTCTTCGGGCCGATAATGCTTACTGCCTAGAATGTGATTAAGATCACGAAAGACAGGTATTGACACGAAGACCCACGAGCGCACGCTTGACAAAAGCGGCGCAGGATTCTCGATGTGTTCCAAAACGTCCCAGCAACTGATGGCGTCTATACCACGATCCGCAAACTCACTGCTGTAAGGATCTCGATATAGCGCCCGCTCCCTCAACCACTCTACACCGGCAGGATTCACATCGTAGCCATAGGTTAATGCTCGCGACTCTATGAATTGACCACAACCGACACCTATGTCGACAAGCACCTTGTCGCCCCAATACCTATTCACGAACGCTCTACGGAAGGCGTTGAGTTGCGCGCCCATCGGCGTGCGTGCATAGCCCGCGTACTTGGAGAAGTAGGCACTGTCATAGGGGAACGTACTCGGTTGCACCGGGTAATATCCGATCCCAGGGTTCTGTATCCACGTCAGCTCGCGCTGCGCTATGTCTAACATCCAAGCATTCGCGCCGAAACTGCGCCCACTGTCCTGCGATATTGGTGATGGTCTTGTTGCACGCGTGTCGCATGCTTTCACAGAGGCAATAACGGTTTGGCCGCGCGAAGCGTACATAGCGAAGATCCATGCTCGAGTGCGTTACTTTGTCAGGCGCGTTGTGCCCGCCCTGACCCCCCAAAATGCAGAACAGAGGAACCCCCGTGCTGGCGCATGCGGGCACGATCCACCCAACACCGCCGACTACGACATCAGCCGACTGAATGAGCCCCAGCAGTTGACGCACATCAAGTTCCCCAGCATGGAACCGCTCATGCGCGGGGGGAGCTTCCCCAATCAACCATTCAACGTTCGGCACGATATCAGCAACGCTGATAACGTGGTGAGTCGCCATCAGACTGGCAGACACGTGCGCTACGTATGCAGGCAGCGGGCCTCTTGCAGAATTCCACCATTCCCTGCGCTCTGTCACAGGACGAATAACTGCGATCGGTTTGTCGCGCACCATCCGAGGGAACGCTGGCAAGTCCCAACCCGAAGGGGGTACAAGAAAACTACGTTCCATCGCATCAACGATAGAACCATCACGCAGACACGGTACGCCGTAGCTCGGACTGATTCGTCGGCACTGCGCAGGCTCCACAACCCAACGCATAGCATCTTGGCGCCGAACGTTCTTGGCCTGCGTACGCAGTGCAGTATCATCCTTCAAGAAGTGAACGGACTGGTAATCCTCAAACAGCTCGGGCCAAGGGGTGCGTATGAAAACGTCATCGCCGTTAGCGATAAGTGTCTTGATGAATGCGCGCACGTAGATGTTGTCCCCCAGTCCGCGCATAGACAGTACACAGACGGTCACGGCTCGACCATGTCCGCGTACGGCGCCAGGATGTTGATGCTCGTGTTCGCGTTCGCCTGCACCTTCAGGCTATCGCCTTCGTCCATGTGGAGCGGCCCGCCGAGCAAGACGTTAATCTTCGTCTTCAGCGAAACACGTTCTTCCAGCGTCAACGGATAATCGACGCCGCCCTTGCGAAACCACACGCTGACCCAGCCGAGCGTCGTGCCGATGTTGCTAGCATAGATTGCGTCAATCTTGCGGGCATGGTCCGCGGCGACCGTTGAATCTGTGACAGTGGTCACCGCATTGGTCGCCTCGTAGGCCAACGTATCAATAAGTACGATCAGCCCTTCAATGTTGATGTTCGGTGATGCCATCACGCCTCCTGAAATTGCAGGGACTTCGTCAACAGGTTCCAGCGGGTCACGGACCGGCCGATCGCATCAAGCGCGGAGAAGGTACCGTACATGACGTGATCGCGTTCCCTGCGCGTCGCTTCTCCGTCGTACAACGTCAACGCTAGGTCGCGACCCAGCCCGCACTGCCGGACGATGTCGAGCCACGCGGCACGCTCGTCTTCGTTGACCGACTCCAGCAAGAGTCGCAGCGTCCGCGCCTGTGCGCCGATGTTGCTGTAGAGCGAACCACCGCGCGAGCGATCGGTTTCTGTCAGGTCGATGACACCGAGATCGAAACTCACCGGCTGCCGGGCCGGAGCAAAGGACCGCCCGAGCATGAACGTGCAGACCTCCCAATACGCTGCGCCGAAGGTGGCAACGTTGCCGCTAAACGTGACCTTGTACGACAGACAGGCGACCGGATCGAAGCGCAGATAGAACGGCGAGTCGATTATGTGCGGATCGAAAGCGCCGATCAGATACGGATCGGCCCCGAAATCAGCACCATCGACCCCGATCGCCCGGATCACGTCCACCGGCGTCGAGTCCCACACCTGACTCGTCCAGCCCGCGTCGGAGTAGAGCTGCAAGCGAACCTGCCCGCCGTGACAGCGGTGGCGGAAGAAGGCGAAGTAGTCGGGCTCGCGCGGGTCGCCGTCGTCGAACGTCCCGGCGATGTACTGATTATCCGATGCGTCGGCCGCCGTGGTCGTATCCGACCGCCACACGCGCGAGCGCTTGCGGTTCTGAGTATTGACGATCGAGCAACCGTCGGCAGCGGCGAACTCAGTCGAGAGCGTCGCCTCGTGGTGGAAGTTGCGCGGGATGATGCGAAAGGAGGCGGCCATTTAGACGTGCATCCCTATATATCCAACGTCGATTTCGTAAATCTCGATGTCCACGCTCATATTGAAGACGAGATTGATATCTGTGCTGCTAAATGCGTGGAGGCGCAGACATACCCTTTGATCCTGCTGCCCGGAAAGAACGTAGACGTCTTGGAGTACTGCGCCAATGTACCGCTGTACCAATTTGACCCCAACTCCTGCAAAACCAAAAAATTTCAACACCATTCGCAGCTCGATAAAATTCATGTCCATCGCAGCGGTGGGCTCAAGCGTGAATTCTGATCCTGGCCCAGACCACATGCCGCCGCCCCACGTCAGTGTCGGGCTTGTCCAGTAGGTATCACTCAGCCTACTTTGATAACCAGTGGGCATTAATTACTCCGGCTCAAACTGCAACGACGTGCTCATGTCGTTGAAAAATTTCACCGTGGTCGATGGTGTAGTAACGACACTATCATCGCCCGTTATGACTGGCAGCGTATTTACAAACGTTGTGTTCGGATCAGATGCTGGCGTGCCGTAGCCAGTAGGCTCACCAATTTGCGCCACTATCGGGAAGACAAACCGCACGGTCTGGCCATCAGTTATTGATGCATCCTCGACCTTGAAACTAAGCGAGTGACGACTTCCGCTTACGGTAAGAGTGATGCTTCCTGCGTTGTGCACTGCGCATGACGGAGAGCCACCCACGAACGAGATGTCTAGCTCACTGTCTTGCACATCGTCTGGGTCGACGGCGGTCGTTGGTAGCCCGATTGTGATGCTTGTACCGATACCGTCAGCATCGATGTCCGTGATCGTGCTGCCGGATTGATTCACAACAGTTATCAACAGGTGCCCATAGGTCACTCCAACCGTACCCGTCGATCCCAACTGTCCGGCGCCCGTCACAAACGTCGCGGCGAAGTAAGTTAGGTTCGCACCATTGTAAGTGTCGTAGGCGAACCATCCCTGAAGGTCTACAGACGAAAGAATAAACTCTGGAATAGTGCCCGGCACTGCGACAACGATCCCGGTCACTTCATAGGGATTGGCGGTGTAGTCAATGGCCGCACCAGAGCCCGGCGCAGGAAGAGCCTGTTGCGAATTATCTAGAAAGTAAATCTCCGGCATAACATCTTCCGAAACATAGGAGATGTTGGCCGGATAATGCAGAGCGCCTGTTGAGAAGTTGTTAGTAGTAAATGGGATGTAAACATTAGCTACGAAATTGGCCGCCTCGTCACCGTAAACAGTGATCGACTGCTCCACAACCTCTTCATACCAAAGAGGCGAATTAGTATCGGCGTCGTAAAACTCCGGGATCAAAGAAACGGCTCCGCCGTAAAACACACCACCATAGTAGTCAAAGAAATATTCTTGAAGGGTAGGACCGACGGGCGGTGGAGGAAGAATGACAACTACCGGCGGACCGATTTCAACGCTAGGCGTCCCCGGTCGCCACGCTAGCGGCGTCTGGATGATGTACTGCTCGCCCGACTCCCATCCGATCGGAGGAGCCGATACGCCACGCTTGCGCACAAGACGCAGCATCGTCCGCGCCTTCGACAGGCCGATACCGATGGCGATGACCTGGAACAGTACACCCGCGTCGTAGCCGAACCGAGGAACCGTCACGCGCACGACGTCGCCGAGCTCGAGCGCGTAGAACATCGCAGGCGCGTCGGGGTTAGCACCGAGCGGCACCGTGACCGTGACAATCTCCAGCCACGGCAGGAACATCGCCCGCCGCGTCTCCATCCACTGCGTCAGGTCGACGATCGACGAATCATCCTCCCACGACAGCAGCGTCTCGATCGGCGGCGAGGTCGACAGCGTCTTGTGATACAGCTCCGGCGCGAGCGCGTAGGTTGTGCCGCCCACGAGCGTCTGTAGCGCGTACTGCCCCTTACGCGTGAACCGCGCCTGCTCGTCCGGCTGCAAGAGTTCGGACAGCGTATTCTGCACCGTCCAATTCTTGTGCGCGTACGCCTGATACTGATAGTACTCCGGCGTCAGGTGTTGAACATCGAACGCCGTCTGCGGGATGATGTCGTCCTCGACGATGTCAACGGGCTCGAGCCCGGCACTGGTGCCGAGCCCTTCTATGTCGTACGGGCGAAGTCGACCGAAGGTGAATTGCCCATCGCGTCGGATCGCAGTGAAGCAGTTGCCGCTCTCCGTTAGCTCGTCGAGTACGTCTATGACGTTGCGCGCGTCTTGGATCGACATCCCGATCCGGTAGTCGTCGTTGTCATCCTCGACGAACGTGGCGTGCGGACCGTAGTAAAGCCCCGCCGCTGCGAATCCTCCGCGCGCTCCGACAAGCCGCGACATCGCGTCGCTCAACTTGTCTTGATCGACTCCCGTCACCGAGTACACGTCGCAAGTTATCAACCCAGCCGGCGCTGCGTTTAACTCAAGCGTTCCATCACCGTTGTCAACAAACGTGACCGGGACGCCATCGTCGCGGACCTCGACGGCTTCGGCATAGATGGAATCCGAGTGCACGTAGGTCAGATTGATCGAATCAAGAACGAGCGGCGTCAGGTTGTGAATGAAGCCGACGTTCAGCGGGCGCGCATTGTTGGCATACGGCCCTGAGCCTCCCACTTGTTGTGTCCCGCCCACGCTCTGATTCAACAGCGAGGTAGAATCCTTTAGGTCGATCGTAAGTCGCGTAAACGGCGCACGCGATACGCGCATCCCACGTACGGTGAAGATCAGACGGAAGTCGGCGCGCTCCCACGAAGCGTCGCCAAAATAGAACCGCGCCTCGCTGCCGTCGATAGCAAGGTCGAGCAGGAAGTCGAGCTCGCCGTCGGTGTTGATGATCTCGACCGCGCCGATGGACGACGAGTAGGTGCTGAGCCGATTACCCCCAAGGCTACGTTCGAACTCGGGCACCGCCGAGATGCTGTCAACGTACGGCTGCGAACCGACTGGGGCGTAAGGCTTGTCGGACAGGTACAGCGTTCCCAGCGCAGGCTCGCCCGCTGTGTCCTCGTACATATAATCCTGCTCATACAGGATTACACGATCGGCGTGTTCCTGAGACAGCCACGCGATGAATTGCGCGTCTGTTATCACTTGCGAACCTCACGCCTGTTGTCTAGGGTGCGCCGTGTCGCCGTCAGCTCTTCAACGACTAACTCGGAGTCAGCGGTATTCGCGTCGGCTAGCGCGCCGATGGTAGTGGCCATCGTTTCGCGCATGACCTCGGCGAGCCACCTGATGTCATCAGTCGATGCGATGGGTCTGCCGTTCGCTGGCATCGCGGCCGCAAGAACACCACCGGGGCTCAGGTCTGGAGCAGTGGGAATCACAGGCGGCCCGTCGGGAGGATATGGTAGACCGGTCGGCGACGTTCCCGCAAGCCCAGCAAGCATCGTCGTAATCATGTCGAAGATTTCTGTGTACTGATCCGACGACTTGAACAGATCGCGCGCGATGCGCAGGTATTGCTCGGCGAATTTCGTGATGTTGGAAAGCGCGTCCTTATCACCGCCCTTCGCCTTGTCGAATATGGCGAGGAACTGCTTCTCCGCTTCCTTCAGCCGGTCCATCGGCTTCAGCGGCGACAGCTCGCCGACGGTCAGTCCCTTGAGCCAGTCCGCGATGCCTTGGCGCAGACGCTCCAGTTCGCTGATCGTTCCAGTGACACCAGTCCCGACGCCATTGACGATCTCGACCCACTTGGCGGTCATGATCTTTTCTAGCGCGGCCAGCGCCTCGGCGTTCCCAGCGTACAACGCCTGCTGCTCTGCGTACCAATTGCCCAGATCAACAAGAGCACCCGCTCGTTCCGCGTCGTACTGCGCTGTGAGAATAGTAAAGCGCGCTAGCTGCTCCGCCGCAGATCCGTTCGCATACCGCAGCTTGTCTATGAGCTCCAGGAGTGCTTGGTACTCTGCGCTGCCGGGCGTCACGTTGCCAAGACCTGCGGTCACGCGTTCTATTTCCACAGCGATCAAGCGCATCTTCTGCGATAGCTTTTCGCCCATATCGCCGCCCATCTGGCCGACGAGGTTGGTAATGCCGTCCATAATCCGCGCAAACTCGGAACGCACTTGCTTACCAACGCTGCCGAGGTCGACTACATTCACTTTATTAAGCTCATTCACCAAGTCTTTCACGGCCCCGTTTACATCGACGAATGCGGGCGCCAGCTTTACCAGTGCGGTATACAGCGCACGACCTGCGTCCGTGGTGCGGTCAATGCCGTCGAGCATCTTCAAAAATGCAGCATGCGACTCTGGCACCGCAAGCCCTATGTCGGCGAACGCTTCCGCCAGATCGGCAGTGGCGCGCGCAGCGCGATCGGCCTGCGTGCGGAAATTCTCGTCGATGAAGTCAAGCCCGCCTGCCAATTCAGCGTCCAGCGCCTCCATCGCTTCCTGCGCGGACTGCGCCGTACCATTGATAACAACAAATGCCTGCGACAACCCGAGCACGGAAGTATAGAGTTCGCGTCCCGCTTCCGTAGTCAAGTCGAAGCTAGTCAGCAACCGCATGAATTCTTCATGCGTCTGCGGGAGCCCAGTCAACCCGGCATTCGCTAAATCCTCGATTGTTAGACCAATCGCTTCAAACGCCGCGTTGAAGCTTTCAGTTGCAAGATTGAACCGCTCCGCATCGGTAAGGAAATTCTGCGAAAGGAACGCGAACGACTGCGCAACGTTCTGCGCACCACCGAGCGCGTCGACAAACGCAATGATTGATGCCGGATCCAGCGCCTCAAGCTGCGGCCCGACGCCCTCCAGCACACCCCCGAAACTCTGCAACGCGGCAGCGAACGCCAGAACCTTGTCCGCCGTTTCCTGCGTCGCATCCAGCGCACCGAGAATGTTCTCCCTTACCGCTTCGGGGAGCTCACGCGTGACATCGTAAATACCGAGCAGCGTGTTGCTGAAGTTCGCGACCTCTTCGGCCGTACCGGAGAATCCCTCCATGACAGCACCGAGGGCGGGCGCCAATTCGTTGAACGCTATCTCGACAACTTGCTGCAACGCTTCGCCGCCGAACTTCTTGAGGAAGTCCTCAGTGGTAAACGTACCTTCGAATGCCTCGAAAGTCGTTTCCTGCAGGATCTTCGCGAGCCGGTCCTGCCCCTCTTCGTCCATCCGGTACGCGAATGCGTCCAACGCACCGGAGAGCATGTCGGTCAGCGCCTGCGCGACCTCGCCGGAAAAGTACATCGTGTCGACGTCGAGGAACCCAACATCGCCGAGCTTCGACTGACTGACTTGATCATCCTCGAAACCGCCTGCGCCCGGCGCGCGAATACCAATGCGGCCCTTCGTCTCTGATGGGTCGTCCTTACCGAAGATCGAGTAAAGCGCAATGCCAGCGGCAGCAATCCACCCGACCACGGGGACGGCCGCTAGCACAGCCGACGCAGCGCCCGCCATGAGCCCGCCAGCGCCTCCCAGCGCCGACAACGTTGCGGCAGTACCCGCCATTCCGAAGCCCGCTGTCTGAGCCGCTAATGCTGCCGCCTGTGCAGCCCCCGCACCGCCGAAGGAAGAGAACAGTCCAGCCGCTGCCGACGACCCCAAGCCTCCAAGCGCACCACCTAGAATATCACCGAGCCCACCACCACCGCCAGCGAGCTGAGACAAGAGTCCTCCGCCTCCGCCTCCGCCCGTAAGCTGGGACGCGATACCCGCCAGCCCACCACCACCCTGACTAGAAAGAACCCCCGTCAGACTGACGACGATCTCCTGCGCCGCTATCTTCGCCAGCGCCGACAGTGCCCACGACTTGAAGTCCTCCCACAACCGCTTGAATGCAGATGAGCCATTCTGGGCGAAGTCTTCGATGAACTCCGCACCACGGTTAGTGATGCCTTCGAAAAGATTAGCCCAACCCGCCTGTTGCTGCTCCAGAAAGACTTGCTGCGATTCCATGCTGGCTTTAAGCGCGAGGTTCGCTTCCAACCGCTTCTTCGCCGCCTCTCCAGCCTGAATGATAGCGACGCCCTGCTGTGCAAAATAATCATCGCCAAGCGCATTCAGTTGCCGCTGAACTTCAAGATCGATCTGACGGAGCGCTATCAACCGCTCCTGCTCGACAGCGGTCTTACCGATCAGCGTGATCTGGAACGTTATTTCTTCGTTCTCTGCCTGTAGCCCTTCGACAAATGAATCCATCGCAAGGCGTATTTTCTCACTCGCCTGGAACTGCGCCTCATTATTGCGGCGTATAGTTTCGCCAAGGCGTTCCTGCGCTTCTACCTGCGCCTTATAGGCTTCCACAAGACGCCACACTCCAGCCGCATTTTCCGCCTGCCGTTTAATCGTTTCTTGCTGACTGCTATTGAACGTCGCCCACTCTGGCGATCCCATGAGGTCGGCCAGTCTCTTCATGGATGGCGCAACTTGTTCACTTACCGACCGACCTAGATTTTCTGCCTGTGCTTCCACATCGCGCAGCGTCTTCTGCATAGACGTCAACGCCTGCGCGTACTTGTCTGCACCACCAGCCCCGGCAGCAAACCGCACAGCAGCCGTGGCGGTCGCTTTCGATGTCGCTTCCATCAGCGGTGGCAGTTCCCGCGTCACCTTAGCGAGTTCCTTGTTCTCCGCTGTCAACATCGCCGCCGCCTTCGCGGCTGATGGATCAATCATTCCAGCGAACTGCTGCGGCTTACCTCCTAGCGCGACCTTAGTAACATCAAGCGCCGACGAATTCTTCCACCACGTTTGGAAATTCTCGACCGCTTGCTTCAAAAACGCAAGCTCACCAACGGTCTCGCGATTCGTCTCCTTGATAGATTCCAGGAACCCCTCGAGCGGTCCTTTGCCAGACGGCTCGAGATTAGCGATAGCTTCACCGAGCGATTCGAACGAACGAATAACCTCCATGATTTGCGGGATCAATGGAAGTATTGCATCCCTCGTCAACTTGTTGATGCGTTCTTGCAACAGCCCAATTTGGATTTGAAGATCTTCCGCACGCTGGGCTTGCTCGGCTGTCGTTACGCTGATTTCACCTGACAGCCTCACGTAATCATTCATGAACGGGATTAGCGACGCACCTGACTTACCGAGCAACTGCATCATGGTCGCAGACTTACCAGCCCCGTCGCTGAAGTTCTGCTGATTGCGGGCTAGCTCATCCATCACCTCTCCGGAATTGCGGAGGTTTCCGGATGCGTCCTTAATGTTAATGCCGAACGCCGCGAACGCTCGCGCCGCCTTGCTACCATCATCCTGCGCTTCTACGAGCGCTTTGGATAATTTCGACATGGAGCTCTCGATCGCCCCAAGGTCCTGACCGGTGACGCGCGCAACACCAGCAAACTTGGACAGCGACTCAACACTAGCACCAGTCTTTTCAGCTAAGTCGTCAAGGCTTGCCGCCGCGCGAATAACGCCAGTCACCATTTCAGTGATGGCGCTGATACTGAATGCCCCAGCTAGTCCACCGATGAATCCGCCAGCGAAGTTACGCCCAACATCGTTGAGCATCGTCAGTTGACGAGCTGCGTTGTTGACGGAACTCGATAGACGCGACATCCCCTCAACGGCTTGCGCAATGTTCGCGCTTACGTTGATAGAGAGATCGGCAACGGACGTAGCCATCGACTATTCCTTCACTCGTGCACCTGACTTGCGGAACAGCCAAGCCATTAACGCCGGATCCATCTTAGCACCACTACCACCATCCGCAGCATTCCGCGCCGCTGCTGCGGCTTCATCTGCCTTGGCAAACAGCATGAAGTCTTTGATCTCAAACGCCTGAGGGTGTTTATTCACATCGCGGTTGCTATTCGCAAGGATCGCGGCAATCTGCGCCGACCGTGCATCAGCCCGCCACTCACCCCACGGTTCCGTTTCGTAGTAAGAGCCCCATCCGACCAACTCGCGGTAGGTGATCGAGTCGAGCAGTTCGTCGACCGTACGCCCAAGTGCCAAGGCAAGACGGAAGAGGAACCGCTCGCCCGGCTCTAGGACTTTTTTTCGGTCAACTCCTTAAGACCAATCTTCTGCTGCACAAGTTCAGACACCTTGTGCATTGCCGACAGCCGCATATCGAGCAGGTCGTCGACCTCGGCTTCGCTGATCGCAGAACCATCCTGGTGGACGACGTAGCGCGAGAACAGTTCCTTGGCGTTGTCGACCGCAGAGGCGTCCTTCCGCTGCTTCGCCGCAGCTTGCAAAATCTCGCGGCCCGACGGCTCGCGAACGTAGAACGTGAATTTCTCATCCCCCTCTTCAATTTCGCAGGGGTGCACTTTGGGCTTGAACATTTGAAACTCCTCGGACGAATGGGCGAGCTATCCCGTCCGCCCGAGGAACCGCTCCGGGCTTACAGGACTCCTACGTACACCACACCACCGCTCGTTTGCAGCGTGATGTTCAACGACACCTTGGCGTCGACCGCGTCGGCCAGTGACCAACGAGTCACGATGCCATCGAAGTCAAACGTATGGAACGTGGTACGCGTCGAATCCGTTGGAATCTGGATTCGGAACGGTTGCGGATCTGCCGACGCATTGAACAGATCGAACATCTCCATCTGCACGGTCTCGGCTGTGAAGTTACACGCCAGCGTGATCGTGCCGTTGTCAGCAAGTCCCGGCAAGTACTCCTTCCGAGTTGAGCCGAGATGCGAAACGTCGATGAGGTTCAGCGTGCCATCCGGCCCGCCGATCGACGTGACTTCTTCGATCTCGGCGTACACGAGTGGCGACGGGTCGGGTGATGCAGAAATGTCTGCCCACAGAATCTTACTTCCCTGACTATTGATGGCCATGTCGGCTCCTCAGAAATGACTGGGGAAGCGGCGACCATCTGCGGGGCATTACTGCGCGGCAGATAAGCGTGCCCAGATTCGGTACTGCGGTGCGACGAACGTGCAGCCTTATGCGGCGGGGCGTTCGTCGCTATCAGTTTTCTTGCGGTCCTCCAGATAACGTTTCCACGCGTTCAGAACCATCTGCAACGCGCGGATAATGACCTCGTGCAACAGCGCCTCGTGCGGTCTCATGTTTCGTAATGCACCGAGAACTCGAGCGAAGCTCGATACAACTCAGGATCTGGCTCGTACGTCGGCGCACCAGAAATATCAACGCGACCAACGGTAAAATCTTCTGCGGCGAGCATCTGCGTTTTCGCTATCGCCATCGTTTGTGCCGCGCCCAGCCGCGTCCGCGCCCACGCATCGACCTGAACTAGTCGCCGCGCAGTACCGGCATCGCCGTTCAGATGAATATCGTCTTCACCGGCCACGATGATGTAAGTCACCAGCGGATAAGTAGGATACTGCGGCATGAGATCAGGATATGCGCGCAGCGGGGCCGGGCTGCCCGCAGTCAGAGCGGTAAAAACCTTTTCTTCGATTGTCATTGCTTCTTCGCCGCGTCTTCAACGCCCTTGGCCATCCGCATCCTGAACGCTTCAATAGCCTTGTCCACGTTAGAGCCAAACGCAGGTCGCATGAATGGCTGAGCCCGCATCTTCGACGTTCCGTACTCAATAAACCTTCCGTAGAACGCTGGCCCTTCTACTTCGAAGCGTTTACCTACACGACGATTACGACGATTCGCTGACGTGTTGCCGTACTTTTGCTTCACTGCCTTGATCCTAACGCCGTACTTTACAACGAACCGACCTTCGGTCGATCTGCGCTTGTTGACAATGATATTAGCCTTCAGCAATCCCGTACGAACAGGTGCCGCCATCCGTACCGCATCACGAAACACCACCGCTGCCGCCCGCGTTGCGTTACGTTGCTCGTTCGCGGCGACTTTAGGGCCAAACTCCTGAAGACGCTTCTGCAGTTCAGAAAAACCTACGAGCTTGATTTCCATCAGAACGCCTCGGCTAATGTCATCATCGGAAACGACTTCAGTGCACTGTTCGGCGTACAGTTGATTATCTCAGCACCACGCTCACGGGCGGCATCGCCCAGCGCAGGGAACCGCGCTATCCAATCGCGACGCAACCCGCCAACATTGTCGCCATGCCAGTGCCCACCATTCATGTCGAATCCAGTCAGCAGCACGCGCGCAGCCCCGGTGTGGATGGCGCAATGCACCGCTTGATATCCACTGTTGTTACCCGTCCTTACACACGTAGGATCCGGATCGAAGCCATCTATCCCGGTATTCTTCAACCGCTTGACCTCAGGCGAATTCGCCTCAATGGTCATCTTTATTCCTGGAAACCGTATCGCGTCAGGGTGTGACTTCCACCAGCGCCAGTCAGCCGCGTAAAGCATCCACGCCCACGGGGCAAGGCGGAACGTAGTATTCACAACGATCGCCGGATGTCCAGAGTCGCGAACACTAGCGGCAACCTCACGGCTCATGCTAGGACCGCTTGCCATGACGACGACAGTGCCTCCAGGAAAGGCACGGGGGACAGCAGATGTCATTCCGGCGGCCCTTCCTCGCAAAGCAATTCAACATCGCGGTTACGTTCTTTTACGTTACTGTGCCCAAGAATCTGAAATACACGTTCACCGAATAGCACACGCCACGATGCATTGAGTAGATCTAGTGCCGGTGTATAGCGCACAACGATTCGATGCGTAGCCGTCGCCAATCGCTGCGCCTCTACAAATCGTTCGCGTGCCGAAAGTTGCTCGATAGATGCCAGCAACGTGATGACCGTCTCGAACCCAGAAATCACTTGCCCGGCGCTATCCTGTACTTCCGCGGCCGGTTCCTGAATGTCGATGCGATGCTTTAGTTCGCCGGCTCGCATACATCCTCAAAGGGGTAGCACCGCAGAGCGCTGTTAGGAGTGCGGTTGATGATTGTCACGCCAGCCGGTATCGGATACGCTGCGAACTGCGCCTTGAAGACGTCGAAGCGGCGCGGCAGCGTATTCGCAAGACCGACGTGCGGCCCGAAGTAATGTGCTCCGTTATCCGCCGACATGTCGAAACCGTACAACTCCACACGCTTCGCAAAGAAAATCCTGATTGCCACATGGACGCCAAGCAACCCTGAATTCGTTGCGCTCTTAACTAGACTCGACAATAGCCGCTCAACACCTCGCGACGGCGGGCACACGCTGAACCGTCTACCGACAAATTGTAGCGCATCAGGATTCGCTTTCCACCATGCCGCATCTGTCGCCACCAGTGCATCCGCGTCGGGCGCCAGCCGGAACGCATCATTCACCACAATGCGCCGCATGTGGCGCACGCTGTCAGCGACAGCTTGGCTCATAGACGGCCCCGTCGCTAATACGGCAAACGTAATCATAGACAAGGCGGATCACGAAACCGAGCAAGCAAGCTGGCAACCGCAGGCGATAGCGGATCGCCGTTCATGCCCTCGCGGTCGGCATCGAGCCTCGCGATAACCACAAGCGTCGCCCGCCGCACAGGTCCAGGAATGATCGAGATACCAGTCGGTATTTCATCACCATTCGAATCAAGTAGCGGATCCCCGTTCGAGTCGAGCGCGACTGCTGGTAGTGGGTCGCCATTAGAATCGGTCAACGGTAGCCCACCGGAATCTGTCCAGCCATCGTACTTGAGCGAATCGTAACCGATGTAGTCCATGACGATCTGCGAAGCATCGACAATCAGCCGTTCGATATACGCATCATCTGCGTCGTGCAATATCGACAATTGATCTTTCGCGTCCTGCACAGACACGAGGCGAAATAGAACTGCGGCGGTCATTGGCGTTCACTCAGTTCGTCGGGGCTCGCTGTCCGGCCGCCATCGGACGAATGCAGCCACGCCAGGATTATTGCAAGAATCATTTCATCTTCCTCGATTATCCGCTGTGTTCTAGATGTTGGAAAGATGCGCCCGAATCCTCTTGGCGGAACGTCGTCACCAGGAAGCCGTCCAACAGCATCACCGCGAGCGACCGCAATACCAAGAACAGCGGATGTAGAAACCCAAGGCGCGACCGACGAGCCAACACCAACAGACGCACCATCTGCTGATGCAAGACTCTGCCGTTGTCCTACAACAATGGCCCCGCTGTGCGATACACCAGTAGCCTCGGCAATAAGGGTGGAAGAATACTGTGCAGCCCCCTCAGCGCGGGCAACGGCAACACCAGCAGCCCCGGCAAGGCTAATTTGCTCCGCTACAGCCCCGCTAAGACCCGTGGCAAGGCCCACCCGGCTAAGTAGTGCCCACCTAGCCCCTACCGCGTCTGAGCGCCCCTGTGCCCCACCTACGGCCGCCGCAAGGCTTACCTGCGCCCCGGCTGCCCCTGCTACCCCTACCGCAACCCCTGCGCGGGCAATTAGGCTTGCCTGAGCCCCGGCTGCGTCACCGCGCCCAGCCGCAACAGCAGTGCGATCAGTGAGCGCATTGGATGCGCCAAGAACATCGGCGCGTCCAACCGACGTAGCCTGCGCATCAGCCATGCTGCGCTGTTGCGCGATCGCTTCGCCGCGTGCCTGTGCAACCGATCCTGCAGCGGCAAGACTCTGCTGCGACGCGACTGCTTCACCGACACCGCGCGCTACACCTGTCGCCTCGGCAACAATCGACGCGCTGTAGACTGCGACAGCTTCGCCTCGCGCCTGCGCAACAGCCGCACTGACCGCCGTGCTCTGCTGTGCCGCCAACGCATCAGCACGAGCTTGCGACGTTGCCGACGCTGCTGCACTACTCTGCTGTATCGCCAGCGCATCGCCACGAGCTTGCGATACCGCTGTTGCATCGCTATCGCTTTGCTGAACAGCGATGGCCCGAGCTGCACCATAAGCGACGCCCGCTACATCAGTGCTAGAAGAGTAAGCCGCTGCCGCTTCGCCGCGCCCAGCCGCAACGGCCGTCGCAGCCGCAAGACTCTCGCGAACCGCAACACCTTCACCGCGTCCCGCTGCGATAGCGGCTTGTGCCGCGTTGCTCTGTTGTGTCGCCAGCGCCTCACCGCGCGCCTGCGATGCTGCCGCTGCGTCGGCAGTGCTTTGCTGTACGGCAACGGCCCGAGCTACGCCAAACGCGACGCCCGTAGACTCTGCGACGACGCTCGCAGCGTAGACCGCCGTCGCTTCACCGCGCCCAGCCGCTACAGCCGACGACGCTGCAAGACTGGCGCTCGCTGCGACACCTTCACTACGCCCCGCTGCGGTGGCTGCTGATTCTGCAAGGCTCGCACTTTCTGCGACAGCTTCACCACGTCCGGCTGCGATCGCAACTTGCGCCGCCGCACTCTGCCGAACTGCGGTAGCCTCTCCGCGCGCCGACGCAACACCTGCCTGATCAGCAAGCGACTGACGAACTGCGGTAACCTCGCCACGTCCGGCTGCGGTGGCTGCTGACGCTGCAAAGCTCGTGCTTGCCGCAACAACTTCGCCGCGTCCCGCCGCTACCGCAGCCTGTGCCGCTGCGCTCTGCTGAGTTGCGGCTACTTCGCCCCGCGCTGACGCAACACCCGCCTGATTGGCAAGCGACTGCTGCGTGGCAACCGATTCACCACGTCCGACGGCAACTGCGGCGACACTTATCGCGCTCTGGCTTGCAGCAACAGCCTCGCCACGAGCAGCCGACACCGCAGCGCTCGCTGCCAGCGGCGCACCAACGGCTTGAGCTATGCCTCGCGCAACTGCGACGGCGGTCTGCGCTGCCGTGCTTTGTTGCGTCGCGACTGCTTCGCCACGACCTAGCGATCGACCGGCCGCGGAAACGAACGTCTCGCCCGTCGCCTCCGGGATTTCAAACTCGACCCACGAGACTTCGATGCGGTAAGGTTGCTTGACC